GTGCTCCTTCATATAATCATAAATATAATTACGAGACTTTTCAATATATTGTTGTCTTTGGGGACCTGATTGTAAGTTTTTTAGAGTTTTAATATATTTATCCAATTTATTTTGTAGATGGGTTACTACATTTTTATTATCTTGAATATTACTTCTACCATATACTGCTATTTGCTTACCAATGTAATTTTTTAATTCGGAATTAGTATTCTTCTTCTTCATGTAATTTACAACTGGTTGAAAAGTACTACCAACATTATTACTTACCTTACGTACTATACCTCGACCAGAAAGTATCGGGGTATTTCTATTTTTTAATCTCTGTAGTTCTGCTATTAAATTTGGATAACTATGGGTCAAAGATTGTATACCGTACTCGGCCTTTGCTTGTACGTTAACAGGGAATGTCGAATTTCTTGCTATTTCGTATAATTCTTCTAATCTTTGTTGTCGTTCGGATGCTGTAACTTTTTGATTACTTGTAAGATTGACTTTTTTTATCATTTTATTCAGCGCTGCCTTTTTTACCTCATTTATATCGTATGTCTTGTATATATTTGTTAATTCTTTTAGGTTGTTAGTACTTCTAATTTTAGTGAATATTTTTACGGCTCTATTTTGAACTCCCTTTAAACCATTCAGTTCATTAGCTAAATCAGGAAAAAATTTTACCAGAGCATTTATATTATGTTCGGCTATGTCACGTATTTGTTTTGGTACATTTTCGTTAATTAATATGAGATACAATTTTTTTAATTCTTGTTTTCGAGTAATTTCTGATTCTAGACTTTTTTCGCGATTTTTTAATGATACAATTTTTTCCATTTTAGCCATAGCTTCCTTTTTTACATTATTGTTATTATAATTCTTATATATTTTTGCGAGCCTATTTATATTTGTAATTTGACTAACATTTACTACTTTATTGGTTAGAACTACTGAAGAAGGTGACACAGGTGTTTTACTCATTGACGAGGATGTATTTTTATATTTTTTTAGTCCTTCGTTATGAGCATTATCATATACTTTCATTTCTTCTGGTGTAAATTCTGTGTTTAAACCGTGATGTAGTTTGTAAAAAGCCCGTTTTTTTATGGTATTATAACTTGACGCAGTAGAAGACGTTTGACTTAACGTTCCTTGTTTAGCACTGTTAAGATTTTTGCCATTTGCTATATTTTTAACAAGTGTTCTAAAATTTTCACTTTTACGTAGTTTATTAACAAGAGATTGTATTCTATTCATATTTATACACTCAACCAATATTTTTTTAGCCGGTGATCTTTGTTCTGAGTTCTTTGAGCTGGTTCAGGATCTTCTGTTGGGCATTATTAGGACTTGATGATGACGCGTTGACCTTCGGTGCGTTGACCTTCGGTGCGTTGACCTTCGGTGCGTTGACCTTCGGTGCGTTGACCTTCGGTGCGTTGACATTCGGTGCGTTGACCTTTGGATTTATATGTACAGTGGGTTTCTCACTGGCCACGTAGTTGGACACGGACGAGGAGGGCATCGTCTGCTGTTTTTTACGCATCGAGTTGGGTATATACTTCTTCATGAACATCTCCAGGTTAAGCTGGTCACGGGCGTTTCGACGCTTGAAGTGCCTGAACAGGTTCTCGTTGGTGACCCCGTTCATCCGGTAGGCGTTCCTGATATTCTGTGCAATTTTGGCGTTGTTGTTTGTGTTAGCGTTGTACCCGAAATTGAAAGAGGGATTGTACGCGTTCAATCGCCTTCGAATTCTGAAAGGTCGGGGGACGGCGGTCTGGTATCCGGCCCTGAAGGGGGTATTATTACGAAAGTTTGGTTTGAAGTTGGGTCTTTGGTAATTATTCGAAGGTGGAGGCACGTTCATATTGGCCCGAGGCGCGTTCATATTGGAGCTCGAGTTGTTGGTCCGAGGTACGTTCATGTTGGAGCTCGAGTTGTTGGTCTGAGGAACGTTCATGTTGGAGCTCGAGTTGTTAGGAGGTACGTTCATGTTGGAGCTCGAGTTGTTAGGAGGTACGTTCATGTTGGAGCTCGAGTTGTTAGGAGGCATGTTCATGTTGGAATTCGAAATGTTTTTAGAAGAAGACGAAATTTTGAACCGGATCGGTTCGGCTATCCCCGATTTCTGTAAAAACTCAAAGATGTTGGAACGTATATGCTCCTTCTTGGTTTCGCCATCGTAGAGACCGATTTTGGCGGCTATGCGACGCAGATCGGCTATATACGTCCCTTTGCTTATAAGCTTTTCGTAGTTGTCCGGTGTAAGCACGGATTTGGGGTCGATATAGTACATGTAATTTCCGCTCTTCTTCATCTTCATCGGTGGGAACGAATTGGCGCTTTTGCACCGCCTGTACGCCGTGGCTACACTGGTTGAATTGAGACGGTTGGCTACACTTTCGGGTAAATTAAACTCGCTCTGGAGTCGTGTACGTATCTTATTGACGTTTAGAGCAACCTGACACGAGTTTGTCATATATACTACACACTGACATAAAAAAATAGGAGCCTTGATACTTAATAAAATATGTCGATGAACTTTGTCGTTACCGATTTCGAATCGTCAATTGAAGGTCGTATACACTCCATGTGTCTCATCCCCGTTCGGGTAGACGGCACGAAATTCACAGTCAGAAAAGGCGTACTGGTGTATATCCGCGAAATACTGAAAAATGAGAGTACACAGTTGAACACCAGTACCCAAAAGAAAGTCCTGACCGACCTGTTTGATGCCTCGACGCACGGGATGGAGATCAAACACCTGAGTTTTGCCGAGGCGGTCAAGTTCCTGATTGATTACTTGATCCAACACGGGTCAACAATGGTATCGCACAATTTGGTGAGCGACCTGGACTTTCTCGTGAAAACGCAGAACTTTGTCAAGGGCAAGCGGGTCGTCAAAGACTACCTCAAAGAGTACCCGAAGACCGGTATGTACGACAAACGCTGGGAAAGTATGAACCTGGTGTGCTCAATGAGCCTGATCACGAACCGAGCCAAGAAGTTCATGGAGGCTTACAAGAACCACCCCAGCACGGTTCCGAACCATACGGGGTTCTACTCGATGCGACTGGAGAGTTTTACGCGGTTCGTCAAGGATGATTGTTTATACAAACAACGTCATACGTCTATTCAGGACACCATGGATCTGGTGGAAGTCTTGAAGAGCGTGTTTGTGAGAGATGGGAACAAGGTGCTTATGGACGGCAACGATTATTTGGCCACCCCCGATCTTTGTAGGGCAACGTCTTGAACTGTTAGGGTGTATGCTAAAAATACTCCAAAGAAATTTTTAGCGAATATATCTAATATGTTGTAACCTGTATTTTTAATTTTATACTTTGTAATGGCAAATACACCGTACAGAGACCAGAAAAACACGAACCAGTAAAATAGATAATTCTTCTGTTTATCTTCGGGTAAGAATGTATCTTTTATGTACTTGAAATTCAAGACGAACGGGATAAAACCTAATGCAGCGGATATATACGGATTTAAGTAACCAATCTCGCCCATAAAACCACATAGTAACATGGCGGCATTCAACAAGACTATTTTTATGACTGAACCTTTATTTTTCGATAAAAAGTCGATTAATCTCGACGATGTATTTCCGTTGTGACTTAAAAATGCGGACAACGTAATCAACATAGAAGGTGTTGTAATTGACCAGTCTAAGTAACGATAGGGGGTGATGTTTAGGGTCGTAGAGGATCCTTGGTAGAATAACCAAGCGTAAAATATAAATTCAATACCCTGTACAAAAATTTCGACTTTTAATAAATCTTTTAAAAACTCGTCTTTGGAAGGTAATTTTATTGCTATATAGTCAATTATTCCAACTAAAAATTGAAAAAATAAAGAAATTATTCCACTTGCGTAAATCATTCTATACAATCTTTTATATTTTTAACGTAAAGCGATATCTTGACCGAGTATAAACATCTTCATTTTGTCGTCGTAACTCAAACCAAAATTATGAAAATCGTAAGCGTCCGAATCAATACCGTACTTTTCGTACTTGAGAAACTCGCAAGGGAAATTCATACTGTTGACGTACGTGTCATAACAAGCCATTATGAAATCCTGGACGCCTTTTATCTCGTTTTTGTAGTTACGCACACTTTTCATGTGTACAATAATGACCTCGGAAGGGTCTTTATGTAGAAAAGGACCTAAGGGTACTTTTTCGATGGTCCCGCCATCAACGTACAACTTGTTGTTCCACGTGTAAGGCGAAAACACCACCGGGATCGAAATGCTCATACACACGGCATCTATAGCGTACATATCGGGATGGGTATCAACACTGAAATATTCGGTTTTTTGGGTGTTGATACAGCATGCCGACACGATGAGTTTCTTTTTCAACTGTTTGAACGTAGGGTTTTTACCTCGGCACAGTTCGATGAGTAATTGTCGGATAGGTTCGTGAGGGACAAACCCGAAATTATTCAGAAAAGTCTGGAGGTTCGGTTTGGTATACGCTGGTATGTCTATGGATAAAGTGGTATCAAGTATCTCGTTTACCTTGTACGGATTTTTGATAGACAGAAGAAGGCCTATCATAGATCCGGCTGATGCACCTGATATTTCTTGAACTTTGGCGAGTTTACCGTTGTCTTCTAGTACTTGTAATATACCTAGCATAGAAAAGAAGCCCATTGAACCTGGTCCTATAACCAAACTCATTTACTAATAAAATTGAGGAAATTTGTAACGAAGTAACGCAAAGATGAGAGAGAACACGAGGGCGTGTACAAGTACCTTGGTCATGCTGGTACTGCCTGGTTCACCACCGGGAGGTAAAGACACTAACATACCTGGACTAAGAAGAACAAATAAGGTGAGAGGAACGACGAGATCGGCTTGGGTCAGTACTAGTCCTAAAGCCATCGAAACAAGCTTGTAGACGATGACAAACACGAGAGCGTGAAAAAGGATGGCTATACGACTAGTTTGCATAGTCCGGAATGCATTGACATTACGTCCTGGAATTTTGTCTGGAAGTTGTAAAAGAACTCCGGGACTGAGCAGAGTGAACAGCGCTGCAGGAATAAGTAACTTGGGACTGGCAAGATCGGACATTTATCTATACTTTTTACGAAATATATTATTTGACAGACCGCAAGAATTTTGGTACGAAAACTTGCAAAAGTCGGTGAACGTGGCGTACTCGAGCACGTGCCTCTCCAAGTTGGAGGTTTCACGGTACTGGGTCAGTATCGACCACATGTTGTGTAGGTCGTCAAAGTACAGACTGACCCAATCTTCATAGTCATAAGGTTCTCTTGGAGCATGGTACGGTGGAGGTACATCATCTTCCAATTGAATGTATTGTGCTTCATTTTCAACCACGCGAATTTCTTCATCGAAATAGCCTGGCATTCTTACTTTGTTTTACTTGTTACTCGCGTTTACTCTTTAATTCCCGTTAGTGATATAACACTCGTGTCCTTGGTTTCCAAATTGTCCAGTATGCAGTTCATTGCCGACTCCACCTTGACGTTATCATGATTAAAGTATATCTCCAATCCGCTCTCCACTGCCTTCTTGGTCAAGCTGCTTTTCTTCTGAGAGTTCTTGAGTGTCACCTTGCCCTTCTTGAGGTTAATCTTGTCAATCTTCTGCGTCTCCATAAAGCTCTTTATCGCCTCCTTGAGCTGCTTCTCCCTGGTATTTAAAAGTTTCACGTCTTTCCTGACTTCAACAAGTTGTTTTTTAAGTTCGACCCACTCGGCCATGGTTTTTCGAAGTTCTTCGGTAATTTCCATTCTAGTGTTCTAGTTGCCAAAATTCTTTAAGTGCATAAGTCACGTTGCATGAGATCAGGCACGATGGTGGAGTTGTTCCATACGTAAGGCTGCTTGGGGTTAGGGGGATCGGCACGGATCTGTTGGTTTCCGTTCCTGATGTTTCCGCCAAGTGTCTCGGGAAATCCAATCTGGTTGCGGGTATCGAGGAAGTTCTGTCCTCTGAGGATATCATCGGGAGCAAAATCCCCAAAGTTCTCCACCTTGGCTACTTCACGTGGCAATAAAGAAGAGGCGAGACCAATACCGGCACCTAAAGCACAGTTGGGCTCCTGACCCATCGAAGAAGCCCCAAAGTCGGCGTCGAGCATAGCGTATCCTGCATCTTGGTCATCGGCTCGCATACCCAACAGACCTTCATCCTGGTACGAACTGGGACTGGGTGCGGAGGGCATGGGACTTAGAAAGGGAGGTTCATATGAGCTGGGAGCGGAAAAGGAGCTAGAGTCGACCATGGGGAAAAGCATTTCGGATGATGATGGTGAAGAGGAAGAAGTACCTATTTCGGCGTAACTACTGATGTTACGAGACCAAAAATAAAAAACGATAAGGGCTAACAAGGCGACTACCAGCATGGTTCTCTGGTCAAATTTAAAATTTTTATTCATTTCTTTATAGTTAAAAGGATTTTTTTTCTACGCGTAGTCGTCGTCCTCCTGTTTTTCTTCCTCCTCGTCTTGGAAGAGGTACTCTGGAACTTTTACTGATTTGGTATCCCTGACCTGGACTATACGCCACTGGACCCCGAACGTCTTTTTGAGAAACCACACGCCGACCATCTCGAGAAGAACGTCGCAAATTGTACCGTTTTCAAGTAGGCTGCTATCTTTCAAGGTTTTGTTACTGTCGTAGTAGATCAAAGGGTTCTTGGTACTTTTGGTGACGTTCATGTATTTTTCCGATGTTACACTGTAATTGTAAGCGGTATCGAGTGTCTTCTGCTGAATTTCTCGACCGAACCAGCTTACACTGTTTACTTTGGCGTCCTGGAGTACATCGGTATCGATGCTCTTCACCTTCTGAAGACCGGCACTGGAAAGTTGTAAGGTTATTTCGTCGGCGTTGATGATGGTAGAGCCGTTGAGTTGTGCAACTATTTTGGATCCGTTATCATTCGAAGCGCGAGCAAAAAAACGACCGTCTGCTAATTGTTTAGGTTCTTCGTACTTCATTTAGTTTTACTTTGTTTGTATTCTTTAAACCTATGAACGGTATCAATGAACTTTTTAAACGGAGTTTGAAAGGCATCGCCTTGTTACGGACCGGGTCCCATCCGTACAGTGTATTGGCTACTTTTATCGGTTTGAATGGTACAAGCCCCGTAATCGGTCTATACTCGTACATGTTGCGTACATAGTACGGATCGGTTGATAGTACCCATTTACCTTTGGTTACGTCAAAATAATGATCGCTTTTGGTCGGTTTGAAATCGGGTAAAGGTTCGTGACTGCCTATCACCTGATCTTTGAGTAACTTGGTCCGAAACGGCACGGTTGTTCGGTGGGTGTACCGGAGTGGGTTGACATTCTTGATGATGGAGTTCATAAAGGAGCGTGAGGGATGACTCAATTTAAGCGGTGTACCAGGAGTACCATTGAATTTTATTTTCTTGTATATATCGAAAATTGCGGTGGACTTGGTAACACTTTTGACACCTAGTACAGTCGTGGCAAACTGGTACAACCGTTTACGATCCTTCTGGACTTTATTGGGTCGTAGACCAAGTGAGTGCATAAGAATGATATCATCGACAAGGAACTTCTTACCGGCTACAAATATTCGCCCCTTTTGTACCGGTCGATCGATAACTTCGTAGCCAAACTCGTATGGACGCATGATCGCCATATCGAGTATACCACCTAGGTTCTGGAGAATGACTTTTTTGAATTCGGGTGAGTAGTATCTCACACGTAAATCAAGTGCAAACAGTTCGACATCGATGAGAACGGAGGGTTTCGTCTGGGTTTTTCGGATAATTGTGTATCGCCTGGTCACATAGGGGCCATGGGAAGGAAGTGAAATACCTAAAAATGAACCTACTTTGGTGAGCCGCAGTGCATCAATACGACCCTTTATTTTCCGGTCAAGGTAAATTGAAATTTTACCGAGGTAGTCCCAGAGGTACAACTTGAACACTTGTAATGTTTTGAAATAATCTTGGTCTAGTTTGAATGTTGGTGTAAATTTTGTGTCAATATCACTGGTCACGATACGATTGTCACGGTCAAAGTACATATTAAAAGCCTCACCTCCAGTCACGATCAACTTACCGAACGGTTTGACACGGTCTGATATGGAACTTACGGTACTGATTATAATGTCACGCAGGGCGTCGGTAATGTACACGTACACGGCTTGTTCAATCGTCTTGAACGAGTCTGGTTTGAGATATTTCCGGAATTTGAGAATGTCACCTTCGGTGAAATACTTGTACAATTTCTCGTCGTTCTGACACACGACGCGTTTCTCAAAATCCTGGATAGTTTTGTCACTATAGTAGACGTGATCCATTATATAATAGTTTAGATCTAAAATTCTGGAGTGGTCGTATGGATTTTTTCCAGAATACGCTGGGTTTTTCCTGGTACAAGTCAAGCTGTTCTGACAATTCTGATGGTCCTTCGACCAACGAGTACTTGACATTAGTAAACTCCGGGTCAATCAGACAGGCTAGGACGTGTCCTATATCATACTCCCTGTCGCAGTATCGTAGCCACACGTGCGCACACTTCTCATGTTCACTGGTGTATTGACCTTGTACGAGTGTGGTGGTGATACTGTGGTACCTTTTGAGGTACTCGTGGACCAGAATAGGTCCGGCTATACCACATCCTTCGAGCTTATTGAGTTTGAGACGAAGAGCAATTTTTTTTATAATATCATCTATCATTATACACCATAATGGTTGACAAGTCTTTAGTAGCCGTTGCCGGTTTGTTCTGATGATAGTAAGTAGTGGAGGATACTATTATTACACGTATATGTACAACAAAACCGATGATACATCGTATGAAAAAATTCTACAGGATGCGTTAGCGTCCAATACAACTCCCGCTGATAATCCCCATCTGCTCGCTAAAACTGAATTTTTAACGTACAAAAATAACACGACAGACCGAACGAAATGGGCGTTTCAAGAAAACAGTGCCGCTTCAGCTATATACGCATACAAACAAAAAAACACCAGTAAAACGGGTACCGACGAATACAAAGAAATAGTAGGTTACGAAACAGAACTCAACGCTTTGAAAAAGGAACGAAATAATACGTTAGCGACTGCCCAGTGTCCATCCGGACCATATACCACATCGACCGAGTGTCAAAACAAATATGGGGTTGATAGCAGTGGTGTTATGAAAAACAGTGCAGGGTGCAAGGCTGATCCAAAATGTAAACTGGTAAAGAACGCGTTTATGGGAACTAAACTGTGTGTGGCCTGTGACAATCCTATGTTGACATCAGGTGTGTACACCATTTTATAATATCACCTATAATTAATGATTGGTTTAATTTTACTTGTGCTACTTATACTGTGTTGTATATTTTGTTGTTGTGGAGGAGGTCTGTACACGTACTACACCAAGTTTTACATACCAACTTTCAAAAAAATATTTGGTCTCGATAAGAAAAAATAAGTACGTCTTATAATATAATACTACATGAATCCATTAATTGTTTTTCTTTTGATCATTGTACTTTTGTACTGGTCCAGCCAAAGTAGCAGGTACAGCTTGCCAACTCACCGATACCTTTCAAATGACGACGAAATAATTCTCAGTAGACCCGATAGGTCCCGTGTATCCGGAGTATTTGCTTACTGTTCACCGGAGTCGTGGGAGGACTGCAAGTACGAAAAACGTATGGCGCTCAATGTCGGTGGCATACCAAATATTCCTCACTAGTACTATAGTAAGAATGAGCTGTCGATGTTATTTACCAAACGGGCAAAAGGAAGCAGTGTGTGGAAAAGTAAAAGACGGTGACCTGATTACGTGTCCCTTATCGGAATGTGGCAACTGCTCACCGCTTCCGCATCAGTACAGGGTCATCGATGTACCGGTCTTATACATGATCATGTTGATACTCGTCATAATCAGTACGATTGTTTCAATTTTAGAGGCTTAAAGAAGTATGGCAATATGAAACCATAATCAAATGGCTGATCTTAATATTACTCTCGAGCAATTCAAAACCGAACTTTCCGATATCAAGAGCGAACTCAAGAGCCTTCTGAAACTCGTTCGAAAGATGCGAACCAAGCAGGAGGACCCTACAGGTGAGAAGGCCAAGTCGCGCGCAGCAAACAACGGATTTAACAGGCCTATCGAGGTCAGCGAGGAGCTCAAGACTTTTTTGAATTTAGCCGAAGGTGAGGTGGTTTCCAGGAGCGAAGTGACCAGACGTATCAACAAGTACATTACAGAGAACAACCTCAAGCATCCCGATAACGGACGCGTTATCATCTTAGACGAGAAGCTTCAGTCTCTTCTCAAGCCCGGAGATGGTATCCAAGTCACTTTTTTGAACGTCCAGAAGTACATCAGTCCTCACTATGTCAAAGTAGTGAGCACCGAAGAACCAATTCCCTCAACCAAGACTATCGAACCAGTTGTACCTTCTACTCCTAAAAAAGCAGCTACGGCAACCGGAGTGAAACGCCCAGCCGTGAAGAAAGCTTAAAAATAATACGTGCTAACCAGTAAAACACCATGGAACTCGAACCACCTCCCGAACTATCTAAAATCAAAATAGATACATTGGTAGGTACGAGAGTGAAGAATATTGAACTCTATAGAAAAGCATTCACGCATAAATCCGCCCTTAAAAAGTACACCCTAACCGAATCGTTCGAAACTCTCGAGTTCATCGGCGACTCAGTTCTGGGATTTATAATCACCAAAATGTTGTTTGATAAGTACGAGAACCTCCAGGAAGGTTTCTTGACCAAAGCACGAACCAAACTCGTGCGTGGTAATACACTGGCCAATATTTCTAAAAAGCTGGGTCTTGATGAATGGGTCCTCATGGATGACAAGGGGATGAAAAACGGTTGGAACACCAACGAAAAGATCTTGGAGGACGTGTTTGAGGCACTGGTAGGGGCGATTTACCTCGACCTTGGTCTAGTGCACACCCGGGAATTCATTATGAAAATATTCAATGATCCATCATTCATCGATATGTCCTGTTTGATGATTGATGACAATTTCAAGGATCAACTGATGCGTCATTGTCAAATCACGTACAACTGTTTGCCGGTGTACGAGTACGTGAACACGAACAGCGCGTTTTACGTCAGTGTGATCGTCCAAGGGTTTTTTGTGGGTGGAGGGAACGGCACGACGAAGAAAATGGCCGAGCAGGAAGCGGCCAAAAATGCACTCCATATACTTAAAACCATCGGACTTCCTATAAGCAATGCTCGACAAGGTTCGTAGACTGATCGAAAAAGATTATGCCGCTCAAAGGTCCGAGGAATGGCTCAGGTTGCGTGGCAATATGCTCACGGCCAGTGATGCCGCCACGGCGATCGGGGTCAACCCGTACGAGAAACCCAAAGACCTGATCTTGAAAAAGTGTGGGTACAACGAGTTCAAAGGCAACGAGGCTACCATGCACGGCAACAAGTACGAGGATGAGGCTCGTGACATTTACTGTATACGGTACAATGAGGTGTCACACGAAATTGGTCTTTATCAGCACCCCAAGTACCCTTGGCTCGGTGGAAGTCCCGATGGGATCACCGAAAGCGGTAAACTTATCGAGATCAAGTGTCCCTTGCGACGCGAAATCACCCCGGAAGTGCCTGTGTACTATATGCCCCAATTACAGCTCCTTATGGAAATCCTCGATCTCGATGAGGCGGTGTTCATCCAGTACAAGCCGGCCGAGCACAACTGGCCCAAACCCACCGAGTTTGTGGTCACTAATGTCCCCCGCGACCGCGAATGGTTTGCGACCAACCTGCCCATCATGGAAGATCTGTGGAACAAGGTGGTCAAGTACCGCACGAACGGTGGAGTAGAGGAACTCTTGCCTAAGAAACGTGAAAAGAAGGAAAAAGAGGTCAAGTGCGAAATACAGTGTGATAAAGACGAGGAGTACTATATAGATGAGTAAAACAAAATGAAAAGCTTACGACATTTCGCGCCCAGGTATACTGATCGAGTAAACGAACTATGCAAGAACTGTACCGGGGCCTATATAGGCCTCGATACTTCAACTATAAAAAACCGGAAAATGTACGTGGACGCTCTCCACGAAATTGAAAAAGTCTGTATGAAGAATGAAGGTTTCAATTTCATGATGAGTAATTTGCCATCGGTCGAACAAGGCGAACCTGTGGATTTCCCTCGGGTCCATACGACCATCGAACCATTGGGTGACGTGGAGAAGGGACTTCTTATACGAGGCACGGCCTACGTGAAGTTTGTGGATCCCCAGGTGGCCGAGGAAGCTCACAAGTTGCTGAACGGGATGCAGATAAGTGACAATATCATCCAGACGACGTACTGTACATAATTAAATTATTTTACTAGTACTAGGTATATAACACAATGAGTGATATGTTAAAAACTGCAGGAAGCTTTTACTTGTACTACAAAATAGGCAGTATGTATCTTATATCTATAATATTTATATTTGTCAGTATATTTGCGTACCGTTTTGCAAAGAATGATGTACACACCGCCGAAACACCAGTGACACTTACCGATAACAAATGTGACGCTAAAGACTGTTCAGCAATTGGTCATTACACGGTTGATGGCACTGCATACGATACACCTGTTTATTACGGCTTAAAAGACGGAGGTTCCCGCAATAAAGTGTACTATGATCCCAACAATCCTAAAGACGCTGTTCTGTCTAAATTCCCCGTGTTCATCTCCTACATTTTAAGTGCTCTAGCCGTATGTCTTTTACTATCAGCTATTGGATTAACCATCTTTGCTAACTACGCAAGTAATAATGCAAAAGCAACGGTAGGTGGCTTATTTGCAGCTAGTAACGCTATGGAAGCTTTATCTCGTCATTAACCAAACGTGTTTTCATCAGTGTACGTAATGTACAGAAACTTATCAGACTCCAAGTGCTCTTTGTACAGGTCTGCTAATAAACTAGAGGATTTCGGTAATGTATTCTTACCGACAAAAACAAAAAGACCCTTGTTCTTGTCGAGTTTCAAACGCCGTCGAATAAGAACCATAAATTGGGACATAACCATCTCACCTGGGACAATGTACTTGTGCTTGTCGATATCGGGTAAAGTACACCCTTTACGTGCCTGGATAATGATCGGGACCATCGTCGGGTACTTCTCCAGGACTTTATCAGCCTCTTCTAACCTTTTGCGTAGAGGATGAGCTGACTTAAAATCGTACATTCTATTATTAGTATATGAAATATTTGAGACTGGTACGCAAGATTATCCGAATTAATTATCGGACACCTCGACAAGTTATGCGAAGAGCGGGTATACACGTGTTGCCTGTGATAGCGGTCACGCCTTTGGACTATGAACACCTCGACCGGATGGCCAGGGAAACGGTCGAAAGTGATCTTATTTCACTTCTTACCCAATTTGCTATGGTAGCGTACAAATTAAAATGAAAAGTTTATTGTAATAATGGACTGTTCACTCATTGAAAAACTTCGATCGCCCAAGATACTTGACATGTCAGCATTCGATTGGATAACATCGTTGATGGGTGCCGTACTGGTAGGAAAATGGATACAGACCAAAGACTGGTTCACATTTATTCTAGCATGGATTATGTTCGGTGTGGTTGCTCACTTGATCTTCGGAGTGGACAGTATGTTTGGGTACTATATTGGTGTCAATAAAAAACCCGTGCGAGACCCCAAAAGAAAATGTCCGTTAATACAATGAAAGATAACAACACGCTTATCGAAGCACCCTTGGTTGGGTTATACGCTCTTTTATTCTACTATATATCCGGACGCAACCTCTTTATCACGGGGTTCCTCAAACATTTTATGGGTTACTACCTCGGTATACACTCGCTGTATTGCCGGAGGAAAATGACTACCAAGAACCTTTTACGCGATTCGATCCTTGAAGGTCTAGTGTTTTATCTGATACATCCAAATACACCTATGAACGTGATACTGACCGGTTCGGTGTTGCACCTTGGCGCTGAGGTGACTGGGATGCATTCAAAGTTTTGTTCCGGGTTTTCTTGAGTATGTACAGTAAATTACCAGGGGTGACTTGGTTACTCCCGGTTTTTTGATATATTAACGTGCGTAGATTATTGATTATTTGGTTCGTTGTTGTTTTTCTAGTCGGTTGACGTACGTTCACACGTGTTTGTGTATTATGCAAGTACTGAACTCGGTTACCGGTTTCAAAAAAAGCTCCATATACTTTTTCTCCTTGTCTCTCGAATAAATGAGACATCACCAAGTACTGGCAGACGCCTGATATATCACCTGTCGAATAATAAACTCTGTTAGTAAGTGCCCATATTTGTGGTCCCAAATCACCCACATGTTTTTCCATGAGTTTGATGTACAAGGGTTTACCTGTTAAATTATTATTAATACCGAAATCATATGCATCACTCTTTGATTTTATACCAGCTTTTACACCGTTTATTGTAATGTTGTACAGACCATGAGTGAAGAGTGTTTCTAAACTAGAAATCTGAGATTGTAAGTCTTTTTTACTTATCATACTTTCAAATCTTCCTGGTATATCGGTTTGATTAACACCGTAATTAACATCGAGTAACGTGAAATCATTTTCATCTACATGTTTAAATTTCACTGTAAAATGAAAATTATCAAAACAAGGTTCGACCCGACCGGTGTTCTTAATTTTTATTGATTTGATTTGACTGTTGTTAGTGTATCCAATATTTTTGAGTTTGTACCTCAATTTGAATATTCTGAAAGCATCTCCTACACTGTACTCGGTTTTTTTGGTCCATGTATTTATAAAATTTTCACCTGCCGACTTTATTGCATTTGATTTATAATAGTGTTTTTTAATGTACATATCCAAAAGTTCATTAAACCTTGTTTTATATAGTTGCGGATCGACATAATTTTCATCGATATAATCACGAAGTTCCCGCCAAAACTTACATTCGGGGTTTTTGAACATCCCAGCATCGGCCAGTGATGCTATAGGTAAAACAATTTTGAACCGGTTTGCAAAAATTCGACCTACGTTTGAATTTGATTGATCAAATACAATGTACTTTGATCGATTAGTCGTTATTCTATCTTGCACCTGCATCGTCCTTGATACCTCGTACCGTTTCGTCACGATATCGAAATAATCATGTTCCATGGTACTTTTTTTTATTTTTTCAAACATGTTATATTCTAAAACTTCTCTGATCCAATTTTTTGTTATTTTACCACTAATAGAAGGACCTATTACCATTGTTAGATAATTGTTAAAACTCTCAAATTCTTCACCTTCTAAATTTTTTTTTGTATCATGCAACACATCGATATATTGCGAATACAAAAACATAAAAAGATCTTCATAATTCGTAATTGTTATTGTTTTATGCTGTTTACTTCGTGTAAAAGTTGTAGTATTGATAAAATATTGATTTACGAGTGAATAAATGTCATCCGCGACTTTTTTAGCATAAAACTGCCCTTTGGTGCGTATACCGGTATTTCGGAGGTACGAAAGTGCACATATTTTAGATACATACTTTTTAACATCATCCAGTACAACGTTTCGAATTCGAATAACAGGTCTTGGTTTAGAACTTACAGGTCTTGGTTTAGAACTTACAGGTCTTGGTACTAAAAAATTAGGTCGAGTTTTTGGTCTTTTAGAGGTTCTAATTTTATTCGGTGAATTACTCATTTGGGTTTCACGGGTGATCTTTCTCTTTGATCTGATATAGTTTGACTCTGTCCGTTTTGTACTTGGTACTAAAAAATTAGGTCGAGTTTTTTGTCTTTTAGAGGTTTTAATTTTATTCGGTGAAGTCGCCGGTCTCTTTGATCTGATATAACTTGACATTGGCCGTTTTGTACTTGGAAAAATCGTGTTTGAATTACCATCTTGTGAACTCATTACTATTAGTAATAGACCTATATAAAAAAACCAAACGCTTTTAAGTTAAGAAATGCCTATTGCTCTTGATATCGAAACAACCGGGCTGCCTTCCGTACGCCGAGCCAAGTTTGATAATACACGCGCGTACGATACCTGTCGGGTATTATCACTGGCCTGTGTCGAGTACACCCCGGAAGGGGTCGAGTTTGGACATACCCATAATATCGTGTATCCTGACACGTTCGAGGTTGCCGCAACAGAAATACACGGTATTACGTCTGAAATGGCTCAAGTAGATGGCCGACCGTTCAAGGACATCTACAACGAACTCTTGACCATCTTGGCAACCAACGGTCCCGATGTTATCGGACACAACATCAGTTTCGATATCACCACACTCAAGGCTGAGGCATACCGACGCGGTCTTGACTGGCAAGCTCTTGACAATATCAACCAGGTGTGCACGTTCCAGTTGTCCAAGACGATCTATATGCGCCCCATGAAACTCGGGCAGATGTACGAAACAATATTCAACGCACAGATTGTCAATGCTCACAATGCCTTGGCGGATGCCCGGGCTTCGGGGGAAATATATTTCCAGTGCATGAAATCCAAACACGTCAAACCTATACAACCAAAAAAAGTCATCGTTCGAGCCAGTGATCTAGCCGCGTGCATCGACATGAACCGGTTCAGACCTTCGTACGAGGTCCTATGTGATATGTGGAAAAAGTACAGCCCGGATACGTTTGACGGTCAGACCAAACAAGAGGTGGCCAAAGAACTCAGTGCCAACTTTGTACCCTCTCAACCCCAGAGTGTCGGTGACGTCGAACGTATCACCGCCGAAATGAATACACGTATTGATACTGACACGTCTTTGACCCCGGAACAGAAGGTCACGGTCAAAGAGTACGTGCGTAAAACTATCTGTACATCCCACGGCATACAATCAGAAGATCGGACGGCCGAGAAACTTGGAACCGTGCTCAAAGACGATACGTACTATACCATGCCCATCACCAGTATCGCTGGAACAACCTACGAGTTGTGCGGGAAAATCGACGGGTACGAAATCAATCAGGATGGATCAAAGACCCTGGTTGAAATCAAGAACCGAGTTAATCGATTGTTCAAGACGGTGCAGAAATACGAGATGGTCCAGGTGCAGGCCTATCTCCAAATGACCAACCTCGAACTTGCCAAACTGGTCGAACAGTACAAGGACGACGTATCGATTACCCTCATCACTAAGAACCAGACCATGTGGGACACGGAGATATTCCCGAAATTGTGTGATTTCTGTCACAGTCTGCATTTACATATGAGCGACTGAACGAATTTATTTCTTGACTATCAGTAAAAATGGAAAAAACAATTGGTACTAAACACGAAGTATGGTTCGGACAAGCTCAACATACCCCGGGCGGTCTTACGAGGTCAGACTTGACCACATCTAAATCAGGCTGTGTAGTCAGCAAGGCCCAACAGGCAGCAGGAAAAGATAACACCAAGCTCAAGAAGTGGCGCGAGTCGGTCAAGAAGGCCTTCGGCAAGAAGGACCAAGTCGTGCCTATCCCAGCATCAGTTTTGACCAAAGCCCGCAAACTTTTTTCCAAGAAGAAGTAAACAGATGACAAAACCTTTAGAAGATTGGCTCAAAGCAGTAAAAATTGCGAAAAAACGGTTGGCTATCCCAGTAGACAGTTACAAATTCGTACAAGGTCCTTTACTTAAAGAGGCTCAGAAGGTATACTGTGCGATGGGATATTAAGAAGTAAAAATGCAATTATTTTCCTGTACTTGCGTATAATTTCAAGTAGTTGAGTAGGATCCATCTCATTGATATCGATTTTTGATAATTCATCAATGACATGAATATAATTTCTCATTTTATAGTACTATTACAATGAAAAAAAACGGAGTACCAATATGGAGATTACCTCTTAACATCGTGACAAATACCGGACGACGTCTATATAAAGGGATCCAGGGCGCTGTTTTTACTATGACCAAAGGTGGTAATAAGAACTATAAAGTACCTAAATCTGGTCTCAAGTACAGACCAGTGAAAGGTTCACCAAAAGGGTCAAAGAAACCTTTTAGAATGTCACCGAGTGGAACTATCCGTACCGCAAACAATGTCAAAAGATTGTTTAAACTCAAGTACTAATCATCATTCGTCATCAGCCCATGAGTACCCATCTTTGAATTGGAACCCTTTGAGGCGTTGAGGCTCGAATATTTTCAGCTGGGGCATTTTCCAGACAATACCAAACTTTTTATTCAAAAAGTAAACATTGCCAATTTCCGCCAAGGCTACACCAGAACACTGTGAGTACGCCCTATCAACTGGAACGTTCGTGATATTAGTGTCATCACAATCAAACACATGCGTCGTCTTCGGATCGTACTTGAGCCGAAACTTCGGTTCGCGATCGGAACTTTCCTTGATATTGGAATTGAACATGGTCAAAAGCACCTCGCGTGACATGTTCTTCCCAAAAATAGCCTGACTTTGTTCTTGGACACTGTCTATAACGCGGTCCTCTACGGCTTTCAAAAACTCGTAAAACAGTTTGACGTAGTTACCTTCCTCGTTATAGCCTTTCATAGAAAAGTCGATGTTCCATTTCGTCTCCCCAACCTCCGGGACAAAACTGGATACACCAAAGGGCATGTACATTTTTGGCAGCTGGATCTTGATAGGTTTGTTGGTCAAATTATCAACAAGCTTGATACTTTTGTTTGTGTATTCACCGATTTCGAGATTACCAACATGAAACTCACTGAACTTCATTTCTTACTGTGAATACGGTGTTTAACTTTAAGCCGCACAGGACGTGCATGGCTCCAGTGTGAACTGTATCGCTTTCGATTTGCTTTTGGTTCGTAAATAGTACATTCCGGTCTTCAGTCCGGCTTTCCAGGCGTAGAAATGCATCGAGGTGATCTTGGACAAGCTCGGGTTCTCGATGAACAGGTTCAAGCTTTGACTTTGGTCAATGAACACTCCGCGATCGCGTGACATATCAATCAAGGTCTTCTGGCTCATTTCCCAGACCGTCTTGTAGAGAGCTTTCATGGTCTCCGGTACACCCGGTATATTCTGGATCGAGCCGTTATGCCTGATGATCAGATCTTTGGTCTGTTTGGACCACATGCCTATCTCCTGCAAGGCCTTGACCAGGTGCTTGTTCACAATCGTAAATTCGCCGGCCAAGGTTCGACGGAGGTACAGGTTGGTCGTGTACGGCTCGATACTTTCATTGTTGCCTAGAATTTGGGCCGTGCTGGCAGTGGGCATAGGGGCCATCAGTAAACTGTTACGCAAACCGTACTTTTTCAATTGTTGTTTGGTCTTGGTCCAGTCCCATAACCCACTGAATTTGACCACACTTTCGTCCCATAAATCAAATTGGAGGAGACCCCGACTGGCCGGCGATCCTTCGTACGTCTCATAGGTCTTGTCACACTCTTTGGCCAACTTGATACTTTCCTCGATGGCGGCATGGTACATCGTCTCGAATATCGTCTGGTTCATTTCCTTGGCGGCCATACTGTCAAAGGCCATACCGCACATCATGAAGGTATCGGCCAAACCTTGAACACCTATACCGATCGGTCGGTGACGCATATTGGACCTCCGGGCCTCCTCGATCGGGTAAAAGTTGATATCGATCACCTTGTTCAAGTTTCGGGTCAGTATCTTGGTAACCTTGTGCAGTTCCTGGTAATCGAACGTACCATTCTTGTCCACAAACTTGGGCAGAGCCACAGAGCCGAGGTTGCATACGGCCGTCTCGTCCTTGTCACTGTACTCGAGTATTTCCGTGCACAGGTTCGACGATTTGATAATACCCAGGTTCTTCTGGTTGGATTTCGTGTTGCAGGCGTCCTTGTAGAGCATGTAGGGTGTACCCGTCTCGGCTTGGGATCGCACAATTGATCGCCACACATGGGAAGCGGGAACAACCTTCGTTGCTCGACCCTCCTTTTCGTACAGGGTATACAACTCCTCGAACTTGTCGCCGTAGACCTCATGGAGACCCTGGGCTTTGTCAGGGCAGAACAGTGACCAGTTCCCATCTTCCTCGACCCGTTTCATGAACAGGTCGGGGATCCATAAGGCCGTGAACAGGTCCCTGGTCCGTGCCTCTTCATCACCCTGGTTCAAACGGAGATCGAGAAAGTCCATGATATCGGCATGCCAGGGTTCCAGGTACACCGCAATTGACCCTTTGCGTTTCCCGGCCTGGTTGACGTACCGTGCCGTCGAGTTGAACACCCGCAACATGGGTATGATACCGTCGGATACGCCGTTGGTTCCTCTTATGGTCGAATTGTTGGCTCGGACGTTATGAACGTGCAGACCGATCCCTCCAGCCCATTTACTGATCTGGGCGCACTCTTTGAGCGTATCGTATATCCCGTCAATACTGTCGTCTTTGGTGGCGACGAGGAAACAACTACTCAGTTGGGGTTTTTTCGTACCGGCATTGAACAGGGTCGGGGTCGCATGAATAAACTTACCTGCAGCCATATGCTTGTACGTTTCCAGTGCACTGGTCACATCGTCACAGTGTATACCGACCGAGACACGCATGAACATGTACTGCGGGCTTTCAATACCGGTGTTCAAGTAACTTTTTTCGAGGGTCTTGATACCAAAGTACCCCAAGGTCGTATCAAGATCGTGGTTGATCGCCTTGTTCAATTGATCTTTCTCGGTATCGACAAAGGTGTACACATTATCGGCCAAAATACCTTTTTCCCAGAGGGCTTTCATAGCTTCCGAGAACGTTACCGGAATACTTTTTTGGATATTACTGGCCACGATACGCGTCGCCAGCTTTTCATAGTCAGGATGATCAGTAATCATCGCAACTGCCGTTTCGGCGGACAAACTGTCGATTTCCGAGGTGGGCATACCGTCGTACATGGACGAAAAAATAACTTGGGCTACTTTGTCGGCACTTACCTGAGGTGATAATCCTTTGGTAAGTTTCGATATACGAGCCGTAACATTGTCGAATTTCATAGGCGCCATAACCCCATTACGTTTAAGAACTCTCATCTTTTGTAGGGTAGCTTACTACATTTTTAATTAGTTGCATCGGAGCTGAGGCTCGCGAATAGGAACAGGTCCACCACCAAGCTCTGCTTTACGATCAGGGCGAAGGTAGTACGTATTGACTAAAAAGTCACCGTCTTGACCAGCTGGGGTCACGGGAACGTACGAACCTACAAACGTATCGGGACTAGGGAGTTCAGGTTCAGGAACATAATCACATGGGACAGAGTACACTTCATCAAAATCGGCCATTGTATTTACTATCACCTAGTTTTTTTTTCGTGCTGTACTATAACATGGAAGCTTCCCCTGATATTCTCAACAGTATAAAACAAACTGCCACTCCTTTGAACACGTTGTACTTTTCGGATTACAACATGAGATTGGTCCATCGTGGTATCCGCCAAAAATTCAAAGACTTGACGGGTAAAGCCATCGATTACCAAAACCATGCGGATGTGGTATCGATCATGAGGTACGTGTTCATTATGAACGCTGCCAACCCCTATGACAACATGTACGCTCAAGTCAAGATGATGAACGAGCGTTCGATCGATATGGCCGTACGACAAATGAAAACGGGGTTTGCTCAGTTTATGGGGTACGTCAAAGATATCAATTCACCCATCGTACCTCCTACTCTCCCCGTGAACACCTCGTTGTACGGAAAGAAAATCGAACTCGGTACTTAAGGATAAATGTACTATCATAAATAGCATGTCACTATATATTTTCAATAAAATTGTATCAGTTGTGAACTTGTACAAACGGTTTATACGACACAAGAATTATACAATTATAAAAGTAACGTTGAAGTACTCACACAAAAAGGAACCGATTAAAAAACGACACGGAATATGGAACTATGAGCAGCATTACTGGACGACCGAAGGAGCTACACACTATGTCGATTATACTCGATACTATCGTCAAAATGATGATTGGTTACCGGACAACGTACTGTTCAAAATAAAGTACTGGCACAATGGTCGACTGTACAATTTTTTGACCAGCGATAAGAACCATACATGGCCACCTAAAGAGCCGGACGGGTTCAAGTTCATGTTACCTATAACGAACGCTATTACAGTTTCAGCCGATGGTAAAATTACGAATGTCATTCGTAAAGTTAAAAAAGCCATGGGTCCATTTCAAAACTTTTTTAACCAGACGTTAACACCCAGTGATATCATAGATGTTCAGGAATTTAACACTTTACTTATTACCAACTTGCTCAACAAAACATACACGTTTAAATCTGATGAAACTATTCAGATGCTTTAGTGGCCATATAAAAATTCATTTCGCCAAGGTTAGCGACATTGTACTTTAGAGTAAGAAACCGGTTCTGTTCTTCCTGGACAATACGTACAGTTGAACACATGCTGGTTGCTTTGGTGAACAAATTTAGGTACTTGAGTGAATATAAACCTTCTATAGATCCTTTGTAATTCTCACTGCATTCTATGACCGTTTCTTGATTAGCAAAGTCGCCGTCACACCGAATACTGAGTTTTTCACCGGATCGAATAATACGAAGTTCCTGTCCCAAGTTGTTCATGTCTCTACATATACGCTGAAAATCAACTGATGGCATCACCGTTGTGACGGATGTAGGAACGTTGGGAATTTCGATAAAGTCTTCGTTTATATCGAGAAGTTTCAACTGGAACGAGGTACAGGACTTCTTGTTCCCATTTTCAATTTTAATTTCTAGAATTTCCTTGTTGTTGATTTCAAACGACAGTATATCATTATTCGAAATCGTCTTGAGCAGCTTGAACGTGTTGGTGACATTTATACCAGCTACAACCGGTTCCTTACACGTGTACTCCTCGAAATTGTCAGCCAACAGACTGAAATCAACCAAGGCGGTCCTGGCTGTATCAAGGGTCGTTATACGTATTCCCTTATCGTCAAAGTACACGTTTATATCGTTGAGTATATCCTTAAGAACTTCAAAGGCCGACTTAAAGGCAGAAGCTTGGACCGTTTTAAACTTCATTAGTGTTAGTTGTATCGCTAGTCTTTATAATTGTTAAACGCTTCACCGACGTTACGACTAATCTTCGCTTCCAAATCTTTGGTCATGGCGGGTTGTAAAGACTGACCATAACTGTCAAGACTAAAGAACGAGCCATCACCGTCATCACCATCTATACTGTATGCAATATTGCATGATGATCCAATAGGACAGTTTGATATATCAGAAGGCAACAACGACTCCAACCATTGTCTAATCTCAGCACCGACTAAAATTTTACTGTTTTTCGTTAGCAAAGTTGGCACCCTGGATATTTTGTTTCGGTACTCCGGTGCTATAGCTTTTTGGTGTACATTGTGCAACTGGACTAACGTTTGTAACTTTGGTGTGTTTCTCAGGTACTCAAGAAGATCATTACAATGTGTGCACTTGGGACTATAAATAAGTAAAGCGGCCATTAGTATCTAAACTTTCACAATAAATTTCTTATATTTTTTTAAACGCACATAGTAATAAAATGAAAGAAGATTTGATCATAATTGGTCTGATTGCGTTGTTTATAGTTTATACCATGTCCAACAAGAAGGAAGGATTTTTTGATACATCAGGATACAACAAACATGTACCTGGCATTAATCAAAAGTCAGACAAGCCACTGAGTGAATATAAATCAATTGGCGAAAAAGGTATAACCAATGACGACGTGGCCGTTGCGGTGTCAGCAACCCAAGCGTATGTCAGTGAGAAAACTGGCAGGTGTGTACATGTTATTGAAACCAATAAAATAGATAAACTGAGAGGTCCGCGCGACTCCGTGCTGTACAGGTGTCGTTTCATGATGATGGTGAAAGATGGAGGGTACCCTTATGCGTTTGGGGTAGACAGTGAAGTACTTGACGGTAAAGTCATTACGGCCCTTACGCAATCTTTTGACACTTCAAACCAAGGTGTAGCGGAAGAAAGACCAGGTAACTTTGAGGACATTGAGAAATATTATGATTCTAAAATTAAAGACGTATTCTAATGGCGTTGACTATACAGGAAATTCAGCGACTGGATGAAAAACGGTCCAAGATAAAAAAGGAAATTTATACGCGTATTTACGACGATTGTTGTCGTAAAATACGATCGGCCGCTTCTCTTGGTGAAACTCAGGTGTTCCTAAAATTACCAACGTTCCTGTTTGGGTATCCCACCTTTGATATCGTAAAAGCGAGTAAGTACACCAAACGTCAACTTGAACACGGTGGGTTCAGTGTCGTTGTCATATCCGTACCCAATGAAATATACGTTTCGTGGAAACAACCGAAATCAAAAAGTACTCCAACCGCGGTAGTAGTTCCCCAGGAAGAAGATGTGACGTTGCCCAACCTTATGAACCTCAAAAAGTTGGCCAATAAACTGCGTAAAGCCAAAACATAAAAAGTATCACAAAAATGTAAATGGAAAATTTGAACGTACTTGTCGAAGCAAAGAAAGAATACACTGAACAGCTCAATTCAATCATGTGCCCACTTATGATTGAAGTGTTCCAGGAAATGTACAACGAAGCTGGTAAACCACCCCGTGGTAAAACTTTACAAAAGTTCCAAAACTTACTGCGAGAAACTAAACACTGGAACAATTCGATGATAGCTGAACATAACACCAGACTGCTGCAGAAGTGCCCTTGGTTCAATGATTTATTGGTGGCCGTGTTCATAAGTCACGTCAAGATACTATCCTCAGTTCGTATAAAAACTGAAACCAAAAAGATTTCTATAAAGTTGCCTACGACCGAAGAGTTCTTACACGCGTGTTATATCAAAGCTGCTCATGACCTGTTCAAAGATCCCTATATTTACCACGAAGAGTCCAATGAGTTTGAACGAGATCGGACACTCGGCAGTCGATTTAAGACAGGTATCGATGAAACCATCAAAGAACTTGTACCCATCCAGGAAATTCTAAAAACGTATATTTCACAGTCGGACATCGACGATATCGGAACACTCGAACCCATCGAACCGGAAATTATCGAACCGGAACCTTTTAAAGTTGAGGAAGAACAGGAAGAAGAACCTCAGGAACCCGAAACAGAAGAAACGAAAGACATTCAAGTCAAGGCTCCGAAGGAAGAACCTGATGATGACGGTGTTCTCTTCGGTGCCGCGCCAGATGAAAAAAAGAAAACTCAATTATAGAGTAATACAATGGAGAACCTTCGCAACCCGATATACGCCTCTTTAGCTGCCGCTGTTATAACCTACGGATACATGTATGGAAAAGACGCCATGAATGGAATACCGCCACAAGATAACAGTGTATATATAAAACCAACTATTCTGAACGCCATTATGGTCTATTTTATAGTTCACATGGCGTCCACTACGCGTGAAACCATATCAAGTGAACCTTTCTAAACTTAAAGAATACAAGTTTATAATAGTAAATGTCTTCTATTACAGCTTGGTGTGACATGATGGAACAATTCCTCAACGAACTCTCGCGTACTTTTCCAGAAGAACCCAGTGTGAAAAAGTACTCGACATCATTCGAACTTCTTCGTAAAACCAACCCCCGTAAATGTATAGACATGTACATGAGAGGTTCAGCTAAATCAGCTGATAAGATTATGCAGAAGGACACTGCATTTTTTACCGAAATGGAAAAGGTTATGGGTATAGACCTGCTCAAGTTTTGGACGGATGACTTGTCAGAAAACACCAAAAGTGCTATCTGGCAATACATACAGACCCTGTACCTCCTTGGGACCACCATCACTTCAATTCCTCAGGAGGCCTTGAGCGCTATAGAAGACGTCGCAAACAAGTGTGCACTTAGCATGCAAAATGGTGACGGTACATTCGACGAAAAGACCCTCATGTCCGGAATGTCCGGACTTATATCCTCACTGGGTGGCATGATGGGTGAAAAAAAACTAACACAATAGTAATATAATACATGAGTGAACGGATCTGGTTTGAAGATCCTCGGCATCTTATACGTTCAGATAAGTTATTGTCGTTTTGGCCTTCTAAAACCCAAAGTGTAGCTGAGAGGGTCAATGCGACATCACGGTTCATCATATACAGTGGTATTTTATTGTATATCCTAAAAAAAGACAACCGGTTTCCTATTATAGTTATATTTGCTTTATGTATACTTTTTATAATGTACAGAGGTAAAATCGTCAAGGAATATTTTTCAGGTGAAGAACAGTTGTGTCAACGACCCTCGAAAGATAATCCGATGGCTAATGTTCTTTTGAGTGATTATACAGATCAGCCTAATCGTCTAGGAGCCTGTTTATACGAAGACGTCCAAGACGATGTACGTAAATATGTGGAAAAAACGTACCCGATAAGTAATACTCGATCACGCAGTGCTTTGCCCGAGTATCAACAACGAGCAGCGGCTCGGCAGTTTATTACCGCACCAGTAAGTACGATCCCAGGTGACCAGACTGCTTTTGCCGAATGGTGTTACGGCAAGAAGAACCGACCACTGTGTCGCAACGATCCATCGATGTGCGACCCCAATGCCAGAGGGGCTCAACCGGAGTCGTTTGCTGGTCTTGATCTTTCAGGGACTATACGCAATCCTTAATAATTTAATATATTAAATAGTTATAATAATAGATGTCTTACCAATTACAGCCTGGACTTTTAAACATTGAACAATCCTCTTTGCCTACAAATCCAGCAACAGATACGTTTGTCGTCCCTCCTCAACCGAGCAGTCTACACTACTTTGGTCGCCCCAACACCGCACTGTACGGAACGGCACCCTATAGAGCAGGTAAAGGTGCTCCGAATAGCCTTATTGATCTCGATGATACACTCCGACCTCAGTCAACTTCACATTTCAAAAAGATTTATGTCGATACGTACGAGCAGCAGGTGTTTCCTTTGAACAAGATGCCTTGTGGCGAAGCTATAGAAAGCCATGTCATCGTACCAGGTAGCACTCGGGCCAATAATCAAAACGCAATGTACGCACAGCGGTACTTAGGTAATTAAAATATTTATAAAATGTAAATATGGCTGAATTGTTGGCAATCGCCGGTATCTTGGGTATTGCCTATATGGGCAACCAAATGAACAAATCAAAAGAAAAGTACGAACCAGCTACTGCAGTCCTCCATCCAATCAAAGAAGATAACAGTGAACAATCCTACTGTCGAATAACTGACACGTATACAGGTGAAAAAAAAGCAACAAAAGGTGATTTGTACTCCGAAGGTAATACATTTGCCGATATAACCCCTAACAGGTATCCAGGTGGTCTTCCTTCGTACCTCGCCGAAACTTCAAACCCGTATCGGTCAGGTAATATGCAAAACGTTGGTCCAGTTGAAAAGGTCCATGTAGGTCCAGGTCTGAATGTAGGACCGGAAGTTCCAGCATATGGTGGGTACCAACAACTTTTCCGGGTAAAACCACCGAATGTCGGGGCTTACAAGCTCACCACATTACCAGGTCGATCCGGTCCCGCCGGCGACGTCACGGGCGGGAGACAGCAGGAAACAGCTCTTCTCCAACACAAGATTGCTCCTAAAACTGCTTTCTTGCCTGCTCGTCGTCCTCCCGTCCAAGGTCGTGCACACGAGGTCACAGCCCCAGAAAAACGAGGAAGTTACGAGAAGACCCAACGACCAACGGCTCGCTCGGAGAATACGACACGCCTAGATGGATTGCAGTACGCACCGGCGAAAAGTACAGTCAGTGCCTTGCAGTTGTCCCAGGATCCCACCCGGAACAAGGGTGACATTTACAATTACAATGGGCGTACCCATGGACCTGCACCCGGTATTTCCAATTTTCACGGGGCGTACACTGACGTTCCAAACGAGCTTCGTCTAGCGGTCAACAGAGGTAATCCCGATCGAGCAGGTAACGCGGGACGTATGAATGTCAAAACCAATAATCCTGGTAATTTGACAGCGGTCCGAATTGATAATACTGATACGAAAGGTCGTGTCAACCCCGTCAACGGCGGGAGTTACCAACAGTACGTGAAGCCTTTGTACCAAGATGGTATCAACACCTTCAAAGGACTAGAAAACCCTCTGGCTACGTCACAGGCTCTCAGTGTCGCTCGCCGGGTGCTCGCGACCAATCCATTAACAAATTAAATTGACTAGTATCAATAATGGAACACATACTCGAAGTTGACAGTAGTGAACGAGACTGTGTAGAGTTTCCTAACCCCAACGACTATACCGTCGCCCTAAATACTCCTATATATAACATTACAAACCTCAAACTCATATCGGCACGTATTCCTACGTTTCAGTACATGATTAACGCTGGTAACAAACAGTTTGATGTTGATAATAAGACAATTGTTTTGACCGAAGGTAATTACGATGGTACTTCCCTTGCCACGATGTTAGATGCAGCGTTGGCTCCGCCAAAATCGAATATAGACGCTGTATATTATACAAGTGCCACCAATGCACTTACGTTTTCGAATACTACGTCAAGAAATTTTTCCATGAAGTTTTATAGTGGATCTAACGGGTACACGAGTAAAAGTGTGTACGGTACACCGGCTAATGTACTGGGATTTCAGGCGATTGATACGCCGTTTACGTCAAATATAACATCGGGAGCGATCGATCTCACTGGACCTTCCAATCTCATCATACGCGTGGCCTGTAATGACGACGATCTCGAAAAAACCCTTTATGTAGACGGAGCTACGTTTAGTTTTGGATCGAATACATACAATCTCGATCATCCACCGGTCCTTGAACCTTTCTACATGGGCCGTATCATAGCCTTTTCAGATACTAAATCATTTATCGAACTCAAGGGAGCGAACGATGCGGTGGAGTTTTATTTCCACCGAGGACCGGTCAAAGTAGCTACGAAGTTACGGTTTCGGTGGTACTACAACAACTGTAACAAGTTGGTACCATACGATTTTCGGGGACAAAACCATTTCATGAAATTTAAAATCACCTGTGTCACTGATAAATTTAAAATTCGGGATAAAGAGAGTTTGTATCCTGAGCTACCTCCACCTATCGACTTGCCTTTTCTAGATCCTCCTAAACGAAAATTCTTTCAAACCAGGCTTTTTATTTATATCGTAATTGGTATACTTACATTGATTGGTATTTATCTTGTCCGCTATTCTTGAGAATACGATCAATAGTGTTACGCTGGATAAATTGCATGATGGCAGTGACTACAACAGCTAGGATCGAAGTGACAAGGGCGGTGATACCTAAAGAGTATCCGCCTGGTGAACCGAGTTTATCCTTAAGAACGGTCGATACGGCCCACTGGATAAAGTTCATCCAGGCAAAGGCGGCCGCAAAGGTAAATCCGAGAGTGGAAAAGCTAGTCGTTTGAGTTTCGAGCGATTTAATAACAGCTACAGTGTCCATTTGTTTTAATATACCTCAGGAAAAAAAAATAAGTCTTCTTGGAGTATTATACCCACCACATCCCTTTTCCTGGATTTTTTCTCCAACTTTTTCTTTATGACCCCACAACGAAAAGAACGTTCACTGTCCTGATCACTAGCTTCAATCTCAGTGTCCAGCTGTTCCCCTTCGGCATCTGTATCTTCGTCTTCGTCTTCCTCGTAATCAGACTCAATAACGTTACAGCTTGTTTCGGGCTCCCAACCAACTGGTTCCGCTGGGAGGTTTTTATACTTCATGATTATTATGATCTATTGCATTTTTTAATATCTTTTCAATTGGCGACTCCGGTATCCATTCGTCCCAGGTATCATAGGCCAAATTGATACTGTTCATAAGCTCGTCGTCACCTTCGTACCGCTTGAACTGTTCAAGCTCTTCGTCCACCTCTTCCCACTCGTCTTCTTCGTCTTCCTCTTCGTCCGACGAAGACAAAATTGACCCAGTGACTTTTCCCGTTACGTTACGAGCGGCGTATCTCATACCGTATTTCATATCAAGGGACGTTATATAGTCTCGTCCTGTACTTTGGGCATACTGTCCAGCGAATATCATACCTGACTCCATCACTGGAGTGAGAATGTTTATAGCCGATTGGATGTATTCTTGTTCCATTAATTTCCGATAACAGTATAGTATGAATATACAGCTCAAAAAGTTTAAGCCAGAAAATATGCCCGATGATAAGGTGTGTGTGTTTATAGGCAAGCGTGGCACTGGTAAATCGACTTTAGTTACCGATATACTCTACGCCAAACGTCATATACCAGTAGGGATCGTCATGTCAGCAACCGAGGAAGGAAATCACCACTACAAGAAGTTTGTGCCGGACTTGTTCATTTACGGAGATTACGATCGTGAAGCCATTGAGCGAGTACTTGATCGTCAGAAGAAGATTGTGAGCAGCACCAGCAAGACGAATTCCAGTGCTTTTATCCTTTTGGATGATTGTATGTACGATCGCAAGTTTATGAAAGACGTGTGTATTCGTCAATGTTTTATGAACGGGAGACACTGGAAACTGTTTTTCATGTTGACCATGCAGTACTGTATGGACTTGTCACCGGATCTCCGGGCCAATGTCGACTACGTGTTTATACTACGTGAAAACGTTATACAGAACAGGGAGAAACTGTACAAGTCTTTCTTTGGGATATTTCCAACGTTCGAAATGTTCAATCAAGTGATGACATCCTGCACTGAAAACTACGAGTGTTTGGTACTTGACAACACGTCCAAAAGTAACAAAATACAAGATTGTGTGTTCTGGTACAAAGCGAAACCACGTGACAACTTTAGAATTGGTAGTCCGCAGATATGGAACTACCACAAGAAAAATTACAATTCAGAACATGATCCAACGAACAAAGTACCATCGTCGTCAATAAAAGTGACGAAAAAAAATTAATAATATCCGTGTATAGTATGAAGAACAGTGTATTGATTATACTCGTATTAGTACTACTTTTGCTTCTCTGGTTTAACAGCAGTACAAGTTTTTACACGGACGATGTAAGGTACGCGATAGTAGTAGCTCGATACAATGAAGATGTAAGTTGGATAACTGATAAGAATACAATTATTTACAATAAAGGTGAAAATTTAAAAAATGTACCAAACCAAAAAATGGTTCCAAATGTAGGTAGAGAAGCCGAGACGTACTTGAGGTACATTATAGAAAATTATAAAAGTTTGCCGGATGTGGTTATATTTACCCAGGCTAATATTGCCGATCACAAAGGAACAAATGATATACACTATTTGATGAAAATAAAAGAAGAGGCTTTACAAAACGGTAAATCAACTCCCATCATTGACAACGAAAGTGAATATTGGAAACCGGATTGGAATTACAAGAATGAAACCTGGTTTATGGATGGACATTACAAAAATGGTAAACATGTTTTATTCGAAGACTGGTTCAAAACGCATGTATCGGCTAGGTACCCAGAAAATTTACAGTTGTATCCAAATGCTATTTTTGCTGTAAAAAAAGAGTACATTTTGAAAAACTCGATTGAATATTACAAAGATTTGATTTCACTGGTAAATTGGGAAAATAATCCGATCGAAGCGCATTTTTTTGAGCGTTCATGGTACTACATTTTCAATGATGAACGGGTGAAGTTTAAGTATGTAACATATGATAACGAACATGAACATAAGAATGTCGTCAATCTTACGAAACAAATTGAAGTGTACAAATACCCGAACAGTATCATACTAGGAAAAGATCAAGAGTGGAACGGTTGGTACGGAAGGTTTTTGGTGTACCAAAAATACATGCAAAGTATCGACCCTGATACCTATGTACTTCTTACCGATGCACGAGACGTTGTAATAAACGAACCCTATTCGATTTTCATAAAAAAAGCAATTGAAATGTATGACAACAGAGTTATCACAAGTGTTGAACCAAACTGCTGTACACCGGATGTAACTGGACGTGCCAGATCACATCGTATTCCTTTGCATATAAAAAACCATGTGTATCAAGTGTATAAACCGTTCATGGAAAAACGGGCAAATGGAGCGTACGCCAAATATTTGAATTTTGGTTTACAGTTTGGTAAAGCCAAAGATTTTGTAAAACTGTTCCGTATCATGGACCTAAAACCAGAAGATGATGATCAGACAATCATCTACAAACTATTTTTCGATAATCCCGACTTGGTAAAGGTTGATTATACCGAGACGATTTTTTCAAATGCAAACTCTAAGAATATAGACTGTAGTGTATACGAGTACGATAATGGTACAAAGTCGTTCAAAAATACAAAAACAGGTAGTTACCCAAGTATTATACAGACACCTGGGAAGTACTGGGACTGTTATGATACGTTGTTATCTAAAAAGTTGAACTAGACGAGCTAGTGGTCGTTGTACCGACCACCGGCATACGTTTCTTCATTTCCGATACGAGTTTATCAATTTTTCGTTGCAACTGACTTGAAGTCTGGCGATTTTTGAGAGACGACGTCGTTGTACGTTTTAATTTTGCTAATTCTTTTGCGTGATTATATCCCTTTTTATAAGCCTCGGCTTTTTGATTTAAAGGCTTTAAAAAAGTACTTTCGCTTCGTGCATCCACACGTGCTCTTCGGAATAACGAAGATGTATTCATCATAGGGAGCCCAGAGTCAAAGTCGTCTACTCCTTGTTTGTAAGCTAGACGGTTTTCATTACTGTTGTTATTGTACCCACTGGTACCTTGTTGACGCAGGAATAAAAGATAGACAACGAGAGCTATTATGATAATATATAATAATGTACTGCCACTGGATTTAATTTTCATTTTAGTATAAATAAAGAAATAAATCTTGTATAACATAAAATGCAGATATTCGTAAAAACCTTGACTGGTAAAACTATCACCCTGGAAGTCGAATCGAATGACAATGTATCAAACATAAAAGCAAAAATTCAGGACAAGGAAGGTATACCACCTGATCAGCAGCGACTTATTTTTGCGGGTAAGCAGTTAGAGGATGATAGAACTCTCGGTGACTATAATATACAGAAAGAGTCCACTATACACCTTGTACTGAGACTACGCGGTGGATCACAATAGGATAATTCTCAATACAGTATAGAAAAAATGGAAACTATGGATTTATCAGACAATAGCGACTCAAGTATTATGACACCTATACCCAATGCCATAATGGTTGAACCCGAAAAAATCAGGGTAGAAAAAAATATAAACAACATAGAAATGGACTCCACACCTTTATCTGAACTCATGTCAGGCCCTGAAGTTTTTGATACAATGCCCACCGCTCACGATCCTCGTATGATGCAAATGCCTCCTCCTCAACAACCCAAGCAAGAGTCTTCGTCGTATGCACAACCACGGACCAAATCAAAAGCACCTCCGGCTACCCAGTACCCATTTAACCTCACTGAGGAACAGATGGATGCACTTATAGCCGGACTGTCAGCTGTCCTAGCTTTTTCAACGATTGTTCAAGACAAGATGGTTACCGTATTACCAAGTGCATTTAACGAGTCGGGTTCACGAACCACCATGGGAATTGTGGTTACTGGTATTATAGCAGCGATTGCTTACTACGTGATGAAGAAATTTGCGATGCCTAAAACTCAGGTCGATAAGAATTAGACATCATGTTACCTGAACCACCAAGCGAATTCGATACGGTAGGTCCTGGATAAAACTTGAAAGGACTGTTTGGTACCAGAGCGCTTAGTAATAGAAGAAAGAGAAACAAACCAGATATACCGGCATAGTAAGCAGGACCGGTTATTCTACTATCAGTTGGATCAGATACCCTCTCTCTAATAGTAGGATTTCGAAGTAAAATTGCCGCTACCCCTAAAGATATTCCAGCAGCGGCGAACACGAGGGGAGGGTTCAGATGAAACCCATCTTGACGTGCTATGTACATGATACTCACCGGGTACAAGAATATGAAACAGAGTATCTTGGCCCAGGCTGGTTTTTGTAAGAATATAGAAAGGAGGGGTAAAAGCATCACTACAGCCCACATGAACAACGTCTGTAAAATATCATTAAATGCCATTTCGTTTATTGTATCTACAGAAAATTAATCGTGCACAGTTTTACCACAGAACGGTGTTTTTTCTGGAATGGTTTCATATATACCAAGATCAATGCATACTTGTTTCAGTTTTTCAAAGTTTTGCCAGAATTCGGAGTCGTGCGAGTACACTTTGACTGTGGAATGAGCGAGCTCGTGTATGAGCACGTGAAAAATCTGGTTCGGTGTACCGTCAATACATATACCAATTTCACATCCTTTATTTACATTGTACCCGATTTCACCAAACCGTTTTCGAAACGCTGTTATGATGATGGGTTTCCTGAGAATTTTAAACTCTTCTGGACAGTTTTTGATTAAAATAGCGTACCTGCGTTTCACTTCGGTAAGTTCCGGTGGTTCTTTTGTAGTTAGTACAATGAAAGTAGCAACCATCAAAAGTACCAAAAACAAAAATAAATTGATGATCATCTATTACTATGTCAATACAAAAATAAATTGACTGTAGAATTGGGAAACCGTTTCCCATTTTTCCAGTGTAAACCCGAGATCGGCAAGTCCTTGTACCAAGGTGTCCTTGTAGCCTATAGGTTCCGGTTTAGGTCCATCGTTATAAAACGGTGTATTGGCGAGATGAACGTATATTTTTTCACCAAAATTTCCGTACCCGGAGGTGGTACTTTTACGGGTTATAAAACTCCCATCCGTATCTTGCCACGGTGTATACACTATAATTCGATCCGAGTCGGGAATGACCCCGATCAGTTTACCACCTGGTTTTAATTTGTTCCTAATAGATTTTATACTGGTGTAGAACAATCCACTTGTTTCAAAAATGTAATGCAACGAAAAATTGTAGCAGATGACATCGTAGTAACACGTGTTCTGTGTGTAGCACGTGATAACATCACCGTGTTCGAACCGACACGGGAACGCTAAAGTATCCGATCTTCGCTGTGCTTCTTGCAAACTTGATATACTTGGGTCACACATATCAACTTTTACCTGAGCCTGTTTCCATTTTGGTAAGTCTCCTCCGGCGCCGCATCCGACATCGAGTACGGTGTCACCTGGTCGGGTACACTCAAGTACGAGCGACCTTTTGACATCGTTATGAAACTTACGCAGTGAAAGCATATTAAAGGTTAATAGAGTATTAACTTTATATGGCTACCCTTGAGCAAGATTACACTACTGTACCCGGTCAAATATTCGCATGCATTTCTCTCGTTGGACCCGACTGTCCACAGAAAAACGACAAGTTTGGTCTAAAGATCCGTGGATGTTTTGGAACACGTGATGAAGCTTCTAGTCATGCCAAACGTTTACAAAAGGAAGATGCTACATTTGATATTTATGTTGTTGATATGTACAAGTGGCTACTGATCCCACCGGATCGCGATCATATCGAGGATGTTCATTATAACGAAGAAAAGTTGGAAGAACTGATGACATCGTATCGAACTAATCAAGCCATGGCTGCCAAGATGTTCGAAGAGCGTAAGAAAGGTATGGCTGAAAAACCAATTGAAGGTCTAGGGTTCTTGAAACCAGGCGATGAGAATTCCAAGTACTACACGAAACCCGATGAACCTCCTATCAGTCATCCAGCGGATATACTTGAGAAATTGAAACAAGAAAGACCGGATGCACCTATTGAGGAACTGGTCAAATTGGCGGATGAGCAGGTGAAGGCTGAAATTGAAGAACGACAAAAACAGCGAGAAAAAACTCTTGAGTAAACTCAATGGGGGCGATATCTATCATACTTAATCTGATCACTTTAGTATTTGTAGTACTTCTTTTGTTGAAAGATAAAACGGTATTACCTTTCAATATCGATAAAAAACTTACACTGAGTGCAAGTCAGGTATTTAACAATACGTTATCTGATGATAACGCAGCGGCTTCTAATCGCGCTGAACAACCCGTTGATAAAAACGGAAGTACCGGTGATTTTACGAATTTCGATACCGTTGATTACGAAATCGGAAAACGTGTAGTCACCTATAATATAGAAGACTTGACAGGTAAAGTTGATAAAAAATCTGTCACTGCCTAATTATAACCGGTTGCATGGTTTTACCCATGAAAAATCCAAGAATGAAGGTTACAAAGATAAGTATATATGCCGTTCTGTCTAAATTTCCAAATATATCAATTGGTTGTGGATTACTGACTGGTACATTGTTATTATAGTATATATATTCAGGTTCGCGTTCGCGAGGTGGTGGTTCTTGGGTAAAGGAGTGCTTTTCATCGTCATATGGTTCTTCCATTGTTATTAAGGTAAGTCAATTCTTTTTTAATACATATTTTACTCATCTTCATCTTCATCATCGTACGTTACAAAGTTACTAAGGTTTCCATGTTCATCGGCGTCTGAATCGGTATCACTTTCCTCTTCGTCCGTTTCAGATTCGATTTCTTCATCGTCCGTATAATCATCATCGGTATAATCGTCCGTACATACTTCGACTGGTTCATATCGGACTGGTTTTTTGACTTGACGGCCGTATCGTGTAGTTGTTATGATTTCAGTATTCATTACTACTTAAGTATACTGGTATAAAATTCTTTTTCGTTCTTAACGCTTCTTTGAGGATGATGGCCTCAATTTGTTCGGCTACACTTTGTATATCTTCATCGAGATCGTACTGTGGTACATATAAAGCCAAATTTCTCATATTTTCGAGGGCGTTCGATAAATGATAACTGGCCATTTCGGGGTTTTCCAAAGTATTGTCACACAACTGCAAGTTGTTGACGTACTGTAGATAAAGATCAGGTTGAACACCGGAATACTTTTTGAATTTGAGTTGGGCACTGCGTACCACTTCATTCGGAATACTCTCAGCTGGTAAATAGACTACAAAGAGCACGAGGAGGACGGCTATGAGGCACAGTGTGAAGATAAACATTGTCTCGTATGCTCTTATTACCTGTAGCACCGAACATAATTTCACATATTTTATCCGGAACACGGTGCTTACGACCTGTGTATTTCTCACACTGATCGTCGTGGCATCGTTGACATATGGTGCGTTCCTTACTGTTCACTTCGAACCACACGTGATTGGAATTGTGCTGGGCCTTCTTGTTAGCACAGTACCTCGTGTCAGTCGATACGGCGTAGCTGTACATCGACTTTTTACCTTTGGTAACTTTGAGCACTTTGGCTTTTGACTGACCCTCGATATTCTTCTGGATAAACTCTTGTAAGATATCGATATGAGTTGTTTTGATTGAGGTACCGACAAAGTCTGTTGAGGTGGGTGGGATGTACACCGAGCACTGCTTGGCCTGTGAACGTACCGTAGCCCATTGGAGTTTTTCGAGTGTTATATCCTGGGTGATACACTCGGAGTTGAACAGGATGGGCAAGTACATGCCTTCGGTGATTTTACCTTTTTGACACTCGCTGCACCCTTTGCCGTCACACTGCTCGTGCTTGGCTTTTTTGTGTGACCATGGCAACCGGAACCCACTGCCCTTGTACACGGACTGGTCGATGTACTTGGTCCATTCCTTGGACGGATCGACACTACTGAGGTGCTGTATGATATGCTCCATAAGAGCCATAGCATTCGTCTGATCGACCACCAGACCGGGCCAGTTAATATGTATTCCCGTCTTGATTTTCCCGTTCTTGTTCTTGGGTTCTGATACAGACACGAGAGCGGGTGTACCTGGTGAAAACACAGACACTTTGTCACATATGGCACTGGCTATCGACACGATGTTGTCACTGGTCAGTGCTTCGTCGACAATATAATCCACGTCGACGAAAAAATTGTACAGTTTGGTTTTTTGTTCTACCACGTATACTTTTTGGTTGGTTTTGACAGAATGAATATAGATACTATAAAACTCTTCCATTTTGTCAAACGGGACCGAAAGTATCCCTCCGTCCATAAGGACGTGGGTTATTTCCTCACCTGGTTTTCTAGTGAACTGTTTGAACATGTTACTAGTAACGAAGTAATCTAATTTTTTATTACAAGTTGAAAGGCTTCTTGGGGCTTTTCAACGTTTCGTAGAATTCGGGGTTATCAACAACAAACTCCTTGATGACACTCCATTGTTGTTTCGTCTTGAACTCGTCAATCGTATCAAAACTCAGCATATCATTCTCGTCGTAGGATCTTCGTATATGCAACTTCATTTTCTTGCGCTGCTCGACTTGACCACGCCTCCTATTAAATTCTTCTATGATGGACGTTTGGATATCTCTTGAAACATTATATTCGATCACGTATACATTGTACACGATGATGACGTCGAGGTCATCTTTGCGATCCTGTTCCTCTTCTTCCGGTGTCCTGGTATTATGGACAAAAGAAAAATGGGAATAGGATCCTTCCTTTAGCAGGATAACACCGCGTGTTTCTTCTTCGAGTTCACGAAGCGCGCAGCGTAACGGATTAGAGTTCTCTCTTTTACGACAGCCTCCCGTTATGAATATCCAATCCTTATGTCTTCTATCTCGCACGGTTAGGAATCTGGGCTTGTCATCAATGAACGATACGAGAACGGTAATAGTTTTGTGTCTTTCCTCGCGGATCGACATTCTACTATCGAAAAATAGATTTATTCGGTTAATTCTGCCTCAACTGCTTCCTCCTCGACCGGATCTTTCACCGTCACAGACTTTTTAACCAGAATAGGTTTTCGTTTATTCACATCATTAACAAGTGCTGGCGACACTGGTTTGTGGGGTGGAGAAGCCGAGTTGAGTAAAACTAACTCTGCCTTCGCCTTGTTGAGTTCTTTGTATAGATAGAGCGAAATAGCGACACATACCACGGCGACCACCATTAATAAGGTTTCACGGTTCAGAGGCAACATATATAAGATTTCCTATATAATTTTAACGTCCGATTACCGCACCGAGATGGTCCGTTTGGGGTTTTTCCATGACACATGATTCCGCGAGGCGACCAAACTGAACAGATTGGTAGCGGCACGCTTCATCACCCGTGGTCGGGCTAATAAAACGATCAAGTGTTCTTGATCGGGGATCGTAGGTGAGAACGAATATAAAGGCAATCAATAAAACCATAATGAGTAAGTTGTCCATTACTTAATATAGCGAATTTAGTTGGCGTATAAAAGTCCGCCCATGCCGTTCTGGATCTTGAGGATGTTGTAGTTGACGCCGTAGACTGGAGTACGGTTGAACCCGTTGGCGCTGTCGGTGATAAGACGGACACTGTCGAGACGACTGAAGTTGAGGGATCCGGTCGGCTGTAATTTATTGGTGTTCAAACAGAAGGGGAACAGGAACTGATCGGGAGCAGCTGATCGCTCGGGGTACTCAGCATAGTCTGTATCCGTGTGGTAGTAGTAAGGCGCTCGGGTGAAATGAGGGTCCATAGGCTTGGCATCGCCGATATCAATACCGTTGATTTGTAAGCGAATACTGGTTGAAACGGTAGCACTGTCGAACAAATTGGAAGTAGAGGCCAAAAATTTGATGGGGTGGTTGAAGTTAAGCTCCTGGGTCTTGGTTCCGGACTGGATCGCCTTCTGGTTCTGGTAGATGAGCATCATTTGCGGGGTCTTGACAAGTTCTTCGCGCTCCTGTGTATCGAGATAAATAAATTTAGCCCACATTTCGTACGATGATCCCGCAGTTACCGTCTCCCAGGTGATACGGACTTCGACGTCGTGGTACTGGAGACACACGAGGGGCAAGGCCGCCTGGTAGTGTTCACAGAACCAGAACAATAAAGGGTAAAAGTTAGGCCTGGTAGCTCCGTCGATATTGTATAATTGTGATCGAGCAAAAGTAGAAGCACACAAGGTCGAAGCGATATTGGCACTGAAATCAGAGTCGATCGTATCAATCACCTGTCCACCGATAAGCAGCTCGATTTTATCAATATCAGCTGCACCAATATTGACAATCTTTCCGGTCGAGTCTTTCTTGGTCAAGTACAGGTAACTGAGGAGATCACCCTTACGTTCGAACCGAACGGTGGAAAGACCACCTGTACTAGGATTACCCTGAATGACCTGTCGTTCGACGACACTGGAAAAGTTGGTGTGACGCTTGTACTGCGATCTAAAAAATGAAACTTCGGGGTTTCCGACTAAATGAGCATCTTGTGCTCCGATAGCAACGAGTTGTGCAACGCCTCCAGACATTTAATATAGTGTATACACATTTTTTATTTTTCCTTAAAATGGCGAGCTCTGATAATCAGAGGATACAGTTTTCAGGCGGTAGGTGACAAACACGTTCGACGGTGTAGAAAGTCTATTCCCGTCTTCATCATACAACTGAGTAGTGATACGGTCTATGGAATTTATTGGTGTTCGAAATTCAGTTTCTAATGGAAAATCGTTATTAGGGTACAGAAGTCTGGTTGTACTCGAAGGTACATTAAATCGAGCAAGTGATCCAGTGAGTTTACTCTTGGTAGATGGCTCAGCCGACCCATCATTTAATAAAGCGAGCTGATTATATGTACTTACAAATTGATCTACGTACAAATAAACAACGTTGGTGGTCGCCTGTGACACGTCGACACTTAGACTGACAATATCAATTTTGGTGACGTCTCGTATAGGTCGTCGCAAATAAGAAGTGTAATAGTTTTGGGACCCTTGGACCCATGAATTCGAAGAAAGAGAATCGGTATGTATGATGTAAGTACTCATTAATCTATTGTAACATTAAATATCATCCCCAAACCCTCCAGTAATCTTGTAATTGAAGTTACTATTGACAAACTTCTGAGCTCCGCATTTTCCACAGGGGGATAAGTCCTTGGTGTAGTAATCCCCATTTTTCTCCCCTGGTACGCAATCAGAAGAACAAGCAAGGTCAAAAATACTTCCTGCACTGGCCGGATCTTCGATGGTCATGAGATCACGACCTGT